AGTTTTTGCATATTTTCGAAGAAGTTTTTTAATATATTTAAATCTATTCAAATCTTCAAAAAAATCTTCTTTAGTTACTGCTTGAGGGTTATCATAATATTTAATTGCGAATAAAATATAATTGTCCTCGTTCAACTCATCAAACTTCATTTTTTATCAAGAATCTGGTAGAATTGTGTCATCATTTGCATCACCATAACTAGTATAAGTTGGAGGATTAAGAGTACTAATACCAGTCATTGCAACAAGAGTTTCTGATTTTACTCTCAAATTTCCATGCATATCTACATAAGTATGCACACCTACCCATCCAGCATGAGCAGGTTTGTACTTAGATCCAGAAGATATTAAAACAGCTTGTTCATACTGGTCAACACCCTCAATAAAGTTAGTAAGTCCTGTTGATGTAGTCTGTCTAACATTATAATTAGAATCTTCCAGTGTGTAAACTGGTTTTTGAGACATGGTATATGCTATACCAGAAATCGCAGCACCACTTAAATACTGAGTAGTTGCAATTGAAATTTGAGTTTGAGAAGTAATTGCAGAGATTACTGCTTGACCGTATGTACCTCCAACTCCAATGGTAATTACACTACCAACAGTTGCAGCCAAAAATGATGTGCCAGAACCAGTAATAACCTTTGTTCCGTAATTCACAGCAACTGTGCCAGTAGAGTAAATACTATCGGCTTTTCCCCAAAGTGCCATGTGCTTTCTCGTTAATTTCCTAAATTTATTTATAAAAATGGGGGAGTATCGAACTCCCCCAAATACATTTGAGATATTTTATTTAATTAACTCAAGGAGTAATATCTTTTGCGCCCTTTGCTTTCAGAGCATTTTGTGCCTGAATAAGAATGAGTGAAAGAATACCGTTTGCCTTGACCTTAGGATTTGCACCAAGTGCTTCTGAAACTGCAAAAAGAACAGTTGCGATAAGTGCTTGATTAGCAGTTGCCCATGCGATGATTAGTGATAAAGACATAATAACCTCTATTGTTTAGTTTCCTGATTTATTTATGCCAAATGCATCTCAAAAGTTGTAACGATTTTGAAGATATGAAACTACAGATTCGTTTTTATTTGATTTTTCAGAATCTGATTTGGTTTTTTGCAATTGAGCATCAGCAAGTTCTTTTCTGATTTGTGCTTGTGCTACCTTTTGTTTTGCTGCTACTTGAGGATCTTTATATTCAGTTTGAGCATCTCCTAATGGAGGAGTTGTCGATACTTCAGAAATATTTTCTTCTTCTTTCATAAAATAATTTAACATTGCTTCATAAGCAATTTTATGTTCTCTCGAATTAAAATTAAAGGATTCACTAGTGACTGGATTTAGATTGATCTTATTTTTAACTGATCCTGGTTTCCCATCAATTTTTTCAGATTTTTTTGCCTTTTTAATTGCATTATCCTTAACACCGGCATATTCATCTGCTTCATCTTCTACAGTACCATCTCCATCATAATCTTTTGACTTTTTGCCAGTCTTTTTATACTTACCCTCATACTTTTCACCTGCTTTAGTATAAGGATCTTCTGCTTCGAAGAAAGGTTCTCTAATTTCGTTAAAAGATTCTGACCAAATGTTAGACATTTACTTAATTACAACTTTTCTTTTTCTATTTATTTGCTTTGATGATTTAGAATAATTAATGATTAAAGTTCACAAACATCTTTAATCCAAGACTTAAACATAATACCATTTTCAGTTACACAAATAAGGTGATTTGTGCCAGAACGAATTATTTCTCCACGAAGTCCAGTATTACAATTCTCTACAATTGTTCCAACATTAAAAAGATCTCCAAAAACATAATTTTCTCTTAAATTTTTCCAATCTAAATCAGGAGCAATTTGCCATTTATAACATTCTTTTACATTCATTGAACTTCTTAAATCGTCAAATAATTGTTGAAGAATTTTTTCATCTACTCCCGATGGCATTACCTTCACAAAAGTTTCAGAATCTCCACTTGCTGCTGCATCTCTTGCAATTGAAGATTCTGATTCAGCATCCTTAGGTCCTGCTGAAACTACATTAATAGATTGATATTGATATTGTTGACCATTTGCCTTTGTAGTTAAACTATCAATTTCAGCAACTCTTTCGGCACCAGCAATAATATTTACAGAAGTATATCCTTCTTGATTTAAGAAAGTAAGAACATCAAAGATTGTTTTAAAACTATCATCATCAATAATACGTTCGGCATATTCAGGAAACATTTCCTTCATATATTCAATCTTCAATTCAGCATCTAAAGGATTTCTCTTATTATCTTGTGTCCTGCTTGGGAAAATATAAAAGTTTCCACCAGAAGATACTTGCTCCAATGATTTAAAAAGTTTTTGATGACCCTTAGTTGGAGGATTGAATTTACCAAATGCAATACTTACAATATCTGCTCTTGGTGCAGTTACTGCTGGTTGTGCCTGTGCTCTACCAACCGAACCTGAACCTTGTGTTCCAGTTTTTTGTTGAGATTGAGTTGAAGATTGACCAGTTCCTTTTTTCGCAGGTCTTGCCTTTGTAGGTGCTTTATATTTAACGTCTGCAGGTTCTTGTCTTTGACTATCTTCCCCAGTTTTCTTTTCGGATTTTTTACCAGTAAAAAATTTGAGTTGCTGATTAACTGTCTTTGCAACCAATTTTCCTTGACGATCATACCAATCTCCATGACCATCACCAACCAATCCCATCCTCTTTGCTTGTGAAGATGCTGAGGTTTCAAGTGCTTCGGATAAAAAATCTAAAAACTTCTTCATTTATTAATTTCCGAGTAAATCAAATCTTGATTTTGGGATATGTAGGACAACCCAAACTTTTTTAATTTTAAATATTTATCTTTCTTATCTTTCTTATCTTTGTTGGATTCTACAAATGCAACAAAGAATCTTGCAAAATTTTCAAGTGATTTTCTCTTCAATTGTTTTATTCTAACTTTGGTTTTATAAATTTGAATGATTTCTGAAAATAGTTCGTTCATGACCATAAAACCTGATATAGTGCTCTTACGAAAGTTTCATCTTCTAAAGATACTGAAGAAGAAGATAATCCAGATATTTTAAATCGTAATATAGGTCTAAAATATCCACCACTAGCACTAGTTTTTCCTCGCAAATTTAATTTAGATTCTGTTGGGGAAAAACTAGGTATACTAAATGGTAAATTTTTTTCTCTAAATTTTCCATTTAATTTATTTTTATCTTCTCCCATATAATAAAATCCTTTATTTTTAATCTGCAAATAAAAGGTATTTAATGAATTATAATATTTTACTATTGAATCTTTAATATCTCTTACTAAAGTTTTTTCTTTATATGGATCAAATCCTTTTTCAATTCTAATCAATTGACGTTCAAAATTAAGAGATTTGTTTAATTCATTTGTTTCAATCATATAAAGTAATGTATTTACATCCATTCCTTTATTTTTTTTATTTGGCAAATCCCAAGCATTAACTATTGCATCATGTAAATTTAAATTGGAAAATAGATCTTCATATAGTTTATCCATTTTTTGTGTAAACTTACTTCTAGATGAAAACTCCTTTTTAATTGGAACCCATTTTTTAGTTTTGGCATCTATTGTAATTCCCTTTTGTCCAAAATCAGCACCAATATCAGTTTTTGCTTCAATTCTAACCATTGATCTAAATTGATCTCGTAAAAATATATCTGGTTGTAAACTACTTCCAGCAACAGTTGCAGGAACATTTTCCGAACCAAATATAGGAGTTACTATATCAAGAAGTTCTTGTTCATACTGTTTTCCAGACTGTTCAGGTGATAACATAAAAGTCCCGTTTCTTGTATTTAGAAACGGGACCTATCAATTATCTATCGTCGTCTGCTCTATGCTCTGAGTAATAAACATCAAAGTTTCCACCGGGATAACGTTTCATAAGTTTTTCAACATTTGTTGAAACCACTTCATCCAATGAAACTTCAAGTGCAATACAAGCTTGTGCAACATACCACATAATATCACCAAGTTCAATCACAAGATGGTCCTTATTATCCTTATTCCAAGGTTTTCCTTGGAAAATCATTTTCTTAACAATCTCAAGAAACTCTCCACCTTCAGCATTAATGCCAATTCCAGCAGTCATTAACCGTTCAATATTTGCTCCCTTTTCATCCAACTCAACCATTCGTTCAGTCAAAGCAAGAAAATCTTTAGAGGCATCACTTGTAACCGCATCTACAAAATCTTTATACTTGGAAAAATCAATCTTTTTTGTCATTAGAATTTAAATCCTGAAAATTTACTTTGGTTTTGTTTTTCATCATAAGTATACTCTTCTTCTTTACCAGAGTCAAGTATATCTTTTTGAGCATTTTGTTCTACATCATAAAGACGCATTTTTGCTCTATCAATTCCAACTACAAATCTCTTATTCATAGTTGGATCATTATATCGGTTCTTTAATTGTTTTACCATAATCTGTCCCATATTTTCTAACTCTTCTGTGCTAATAAGGGCAAACATAAGATCAGCAGTAGCAGGGAGACCAAAGGATTCAGAAGTATCAGTAAGTTCAACATCAGAGTTGCCATAACCACCACGAGTAGTCTGAGTGGCAGACACAATTGGTACATTAGATTCAACTGCAAGTCCTCTAAGTTCTTCTGCAATTGATTTAATGTATGCATAAGAATTAGCAGAACCATTTGCTTTATGCCTAGAGGAAGCACAAATATTAAGGTAGTCAATAAAAATAATATCAGGTTTAAATGATTTCTTAAGAGAAAGTTCATTTAGAAGTGCCTTGAAATGTCCAGAATGTGCTGAAGCAGTTGGATACTCTTTAATAATAAGAGTTCCTTGTGTCTTCTTGCTAAGTTTATTTACTTTTGTTGCAAACATTCCTTTTGGCAAATCCCCAATATCTCGAATATTCACATCTAATAAGTTTGCGTCAATTCTTTCAGCAATCTTTTCCTCTGCCATTTCAAGTGTAATGTAGAGAACGTTGCTGCCCTGCAGGAGACAGGCACTAGCCACATGGCACATAAATAAACTTTTCCCGACACCTGTACCAGCAAGAGCGATATTGAGAGTCTTAGTAGGTAACCCACCTTTAGTAATTTTGTTAAAATAATCAAGGTCAAAGGGAATCCTATTTTCTTTCTTATGGTATGAGTCATAACGTTCTTGATAATCATTTAAATAATCGTGTCCAATGTGATTGTCGAAACTGACAGATAGTGCTTCTTGAAGAATATTTGGAATAGCATCTCTGCTCTTCTTTTCATCTTGTCCATCAGCAATTTTAATACTTTGCATAAGAGCAAGATAAATTGCTCGATCACGACACCACTTTTCAGTGATATCATATAACCAATCCAAATCTGCTGGAGAATTATCAAGATTTCCAACATATTCACAGATTGTTTTATAAGTATCTTCTGTAATATCAGTTCTTTTTTCAGTTTCAATTAATAGAACTTCCTTTGTAGCAAGATTTTCATAAGCAAGAAGAAATTTACATGTTTCATCAAAAACTACTTTTTCGTGAAAATTTTCAAAATATTCATTTTTAATAAATGGTAAAACTTTTCTACAATATTCATTATTGAAGAGAAGATTACGAAGAATAGTAGTTTCAACTTTTTCCATTACTTATAGTGTAGATATGTACTAATAATATATTTTGGAGAACTAATTGGAATTAGTCCAGCATGTGGGAACATCCAGAGGGGAGGAAATACAAGAAGATTTCCTTTCTTTGGTTTAATCATCATGTCAACAAATCGTGTTTCACCTCCCACCTCGACATCATTAAGATACCACATAAAAGATAAAAATCTTCTTGCGGTTTCATAATCAGATACATCAACATGAGTATCAAATAAATCATTCCCATCATTATTATATCGTTTAATACGAAATTGTTCAAATGCGTGTTGTTCTGGAAATACTCTACCATCTACCATTTCATAATATTGATTACGATAATCAAATGTTTTTTGAATAAGATGATTATGAACTTGATCTACCTCTTCACTAATCTTACAATTTTCCGTAAGATTAAATTGAGTGAAGTTTGGTTTTCTTTCATTATCTACCCGTTGTTGTTTTTCTGGAACTTGTTCGAATAGATTAATCAAAAAATCACATATATTTTCTTCAAGCACATTATCATAAACTTGAATTAAATTATTAAGAGTTGCCATAACTAAATTCTTTTCTTGCGGTTTCGTCAAGTGCCTGCATTACTTCTGGAGTAAAATACTTTTCTGGATTTTTTAGTATCTC